CCCGTGTGTAAAAGCAATAATTCCCGCCGATTTTGAACGCGAAAAAGAGCGCCCTGGCAATCGACCGAAAGCCGGGGCCTGAATGCGGGCCAGCGCTGTGATTCCGGCGGCGGCTGGCGCGAGCGCGGCACTTGCGCGGCAAACTCCGGGCGTCGGCTGCTGCGCGGCACTTTGACGTGCCGAATGGGCTGGCGATCGGCCAGGTCGCGGCGCGGAAACGGATTCCCTTGCGATTGTCCAGCGACTTTTGGCAGACAGTGATTACCGCCTCACGAACCCGTGAGGTGGCGGCCCTGGAAATGCCGATGTGTTGCGAACGCTGCCCGTTTGGTCCTGCCTGCCGCGCGGCCGATGTCTCGGCCACGACGATCGAAGCCCGGTTGATGGCGGCGGGGCGCGTTCTGATGGCGCTGCCGTGGGCCGGCTGTTTCCCGACAGGCTTTCGTTCGCTTTGGCCCGACGCGGCCAACGGCGTCCCGCGTTCGGTTCGACAGCCGCCATCCTCGCGGGAGATCAGCGCGATGGACGAGGCTTACCGGTGGATCGCGTTCATCGGCGATCCGGACGAACGCCGGCTGGTGCTGATGCGCTCGCTGGTGCTGCCCGACTCAGCATTCGGGACGCCGCGTCATGTCTGGACGTGGAACCGGCTGCGGCGCGTGACGGGCCTGCATCCCGACACGCTGATGGTGCGGCATGGGCGGGGGATCGACCGCATTGTGCGCGCGTTGAACGGGCGCGCCCGCTGCCCCGCACCGAGCAGCCGAGGGGCGCGACACGGCGATGATGTCAGCGGCGACGGCCGGCTGTTTGGTTCGACGGCGGCGATCCGGATGCTGCCGGTCTGGCTGATGGACCGCGCGGCAAACGGCGATCGGGTGAGTATTCCGGGAGGCGGTTGAGTCTCCGTTCAGTAGCCAGCGAGTGCGGGCGCGCGTTCAGACCCATGAAGCGTCCGGACGGTTTGGCGCCTTCGAGGGGGGGGTAAAAGCCAGGAATCCGGCGGCGCTCGGATTACATCTCCGGACGGCAGGCACTTTGACCGGACATTTTTCCCAAAATTGTGCTATGGAACCGGCATGATCGGGGTCGTGGTTGCCCCGGCGCCTCGGGCCTTGCGCCTGGTTGCCACCTTCATGGTGTTCTCAGCAAAATTCACGGTCTGACGACTGCTCGCCCACCCTCGTGCCGAGGGAGGCAGGGCCGTCCGGCCGGGCATCGAACCTGTCGCCGACGGCTGAGCGCCCGCTGCCCGAAACATCGTCGTCCCGAACATACTGTGTGAGGGACGAATGGGAATGTCCGACCCCTCCTATGCCTCGCAGACCGGTTCTGAGGCCCACGACGGGGCCGGGTTCGATTCCGTCGTTCGTCGCCTATTACCGCGTCAGCACCGATAAGCAGGGCCGCAGCGGGCTTGGTTTGGAGGCGCAGAGGGAAGCGGTCGCCCGCCATGTCGCCTCGGTCAACGGCGCGATCGTTGCGGAGATGCAGGAGGTCGAGTCCGGCAAGCGCGCCGACCGGCCCCAGCTCCAGGCCGCGATCTCGGCCGCCCGTGTCAAACGGGCGGTGCTGGTGATCGCCAAGCTCGACCGGCTGACCCGCAACGTCGCCTTCCTGGCAAATCTGATGGAGGGCGGCGTCGAGTTCGTCGCCTGCGACAACCCGCACGCGACGCGGTTCACAATCCACATCCTGGCCGCGGTGGCGGAGCACGAGCGGGAGATGATCTCAGCGCGGACGAAAGCCGCACTCGCCGCGGCGAAAGCGCGCGGCGTGCGGCTGGGCAATCCGTCGCTGCGGGCCGGCGACGTCGAGACGATGCGCCTTGCCCGTTCGGCAAAGTCGGCGCTGGCGAACGACTATGCGGCTGACGTCCAGCCGTTCATCCAGGCGGCCCGCCGGGCTGGCGCGGACACCTATGGGCAGATCGCCAAGGCGCTGATGGCCCGCGGGGTTCGGACGCCGCGCGGTGGCGAGCGATGGACGCACATTCAAGTTCGCCGCGCGCTGATGCGTGCCGGCGTTTCGTCAGAGTCCCCGATTCCCCGGGCCGGAGCCACCGCATGAGTTTGCTCGCGACGGAACTGTTCGATTCTGTTCAGCGCCGGCCAACCGAACTGGCCTGGATTTGGGCCTGCTCGCCCGAATCGACCCGCCACATGGATCTGTGCGGGGTCGCCGGCGAGAACGTCGCCGGCCAGACGGTTTTGGCCGTCGAACGCTGCTTACTGAGTGGGCGGCTGAAGAAGGTCCAACTGGACGTGCTGATCAAGCACGGCCGCACCGGCCGTCCCGGCCGGAAATGCGCACTGGCGCGGCGGATATGGGACCGCGCAATCGATATTCTTGAAGATGAGATGAAGCAGACTGTCTTTCCGCCTCCCCAGCCGCTCGATCGGCCGGCGCTGCCGTGGTTCTATGGGGTTGGTGGCACTCCGTTCGTAGACGCCGCCAACGCTTGGTGGTGGGCGCTGGATTGCCTTGACGCGCGGGCGGAGGGTGCTCGCGGCACATCCAGTCTGCGCAAGGGTCGGCCATGCGAGCCGGATGACGTGGTAAACGCGTTAAGGCGCCTCGACCTGCCAGCGCCGCACGCGCGCGTGGTGGTGGCGTGGGGCAAGCAGCGGACGGAACCACCTGCAGGAAGCGAGGCCCGCCGGCGGTGGGATGAGGTGATGGCGCGGCTGACGGTGGTGCTCCGGGTCAAGGGGATCGTGCGCCAATCCGAGGAAGTTCGGCGGGCGGCGCGGACGCTGGAACTGATGGATGTTCCGCTGACGGGGCTGCGGCCTCTCGATTGCGTGCCCGCCCGCCCAGATGACAGTGCCGGGCACCCGGGCAAGCGCCGGGCCGATGGGCTCGATGCCGCGCTGGAGAAGTTGGGGGCGGCGGTGGCGGATCGCGTGGCGGTGGGCGCGTGACTGGCGTTTGTGCGCCCGAGGGCAGTGCCGATTTTTGGCCTGGCGAGGCGTGGTTCCGGGTCGAGTGGACCGGAGCCGAAGGCCCGCTGTTCAGCCATGACCTACCTCAGCGCGATGCGCTGGTCATGGCTGAGACACTGCGCCGCGCGGGACGGCGGGATGCGGTGGTGCATGACCTGCGCGAGCTGATGGCCGAAGTGGCGGGGTAAGCCAGGGGGCGCGGTGGTTTGCGGACCAAGCTGGTGAGTTTGCGGGCAGGCCAGCCGGGCTATCGTGGTTCGGCTGGCAGGGGGCGGATGGAGACATGCCGTTTCGTCCGCCCGTGCATCAGCCACCGCATGGTGGCGCCGCCGCCAACCGGCAGGCACATGATCGCTGGCGCGGATCGGCGGCGTCGCGTGGCTACGACGCCGCATGGAGACGGTTCCGGATCGGATTCCTGAAGGCGAACCCGCTCTGTGCGGACTGTCTGCGCGCCGGGATTCTGACGCCGGCGACCGAGGTGCATCACGTCCGCAAGCTGCGCGGTCATCCGGAATTTCGATTGTTCGCCTCGCATGTCGAGGCGCTTTGCAAACGCTGTCATTCAACCCGAACGGCGAACGGCGAGTAGCGGGCAACAGCAAGGCCGCCGAATTACCCGATCGGTGTGACGGGCTACGCCCAGGAAATCTGGACCGTCGCGCCTATTCGTTCGAGTGCGATTCGGGTTCGGCCGATGAGCGCGGCATGGCAGGGAAACAACAGGCCCTCACGGTCGGGGCGGCTGCCGCTGTAGCTCTCGGACGTCCGGTAGCGCACCAGGGCAACCGTGTCGGACGTGCCGTGGCTGGTCCGCACGTCCTCGTAGAGTTCGATCGTCTCGATCACGCTGCGCTCGATCTGGGCGTCGAGGCGGCGGATTTCGTCGGCCACGCCAGCCGGTATTCCGTTCCGGCCCTCTTCCCAGTGCTGGACGGTGCGCAGTGCGACGTTGTGATAGGAGGCGGCGGCCTGCTGGGACAGGCCGCACGCCTCGCGGATGGTCTTGTATTCGGCGGAGGTCACCTGCCGACCCCAAGCGCGTGCAGGATCTCCGGCAGGCGCGCGACCACGGCGGCGATAATGGCACCCAGCACGGTGACGGGCACGATCCACCTTTCGCGGTTGAACTTTCGGCCCTCGGCCAGCAGCTTCTGCGTTTCGGCTATATTCCGGTCGATGCGGACGATTTGCTCGCGGATGTCGAGTTGCGGTGCGGCGTCGCTCATAGGCGTCCTCCGCGAGAAACCGCCTGCTTTAGCTGGTGGAGGGATAGCGCAGGGCGCGAAGCACTCTTGATGGGTGCCTCCTTGAGGCTCGCAGCGGGCCAGTCCCGCCGCTATGTGCGTAATTTACGCACATTTGATGCAATTATCAACCCCTATTTTGGTTGCGGTCGTATGCGGACTGTCTGCGCGTCGGGATTCTGACGCCGGCGACCGAGGTGCATCACGTCCGCAAGCTGCGCGATCACCCGGAATTTCGATTGTTCGCCTCGCATGTCGAGGCGCTTTGCAAACGCTGTCATTCAACCCGAACGGCGAGTAGCGGGTAAAAGCAAGCCCGTCGCATTACCCGGCCGGCCTTTGAATTGACCGGCCGGAGTCTGACACAAGCATGGGCTTCTGGTCACGGATTGCCGATTTCGCCCGGCGCCGCTCCGGCGAAGGCGACGACCGGATCTGGGGCGAGTGGGGCGACGGCGGCGTGTCGGCCGCCGGGGTTCCGGTCAACTCTGCCACCGCGATGCGCCACGTGGCCGTCATGGCGTGCGTGTCGATCCTGGCCGCGGACGTGGCGAAGATTCCGCTCGGCGTTTACCGGCGCCTGCCGAACGGCGGCAAGGAAGTCGCAAAAGATCACTTCCTGAACCGCCTACTGCGCGACCCGAACGACTGGCAAACGGGTTTCGAGTTCAAGGAGATGCTCCAGGCCTCGCTGGTGCTGCGAGGCAACGGCTACGGGGTGACCGTCCGGAACGGCAGGGGCATGCCGCTGTTCATGGTGCCGGTGCATCCCGACCGGGTCGGGCTGTTCGAGGCGCCGTCGGGCGAGTACTTTTATGCGGTCACGCGCAACGGGTTGCATGAGATGGCGATGCTACGTGAGCAGCCGCTGCTGATCCCGTCGCGCGATATGTTCCACCTGCGCTGGCTGCCGCAGTGGAACTCGCTGCTGGGATCGTCGCGGCTGAGCATGGTGCGGCAGTCGATCGGGATCGGGATCGGGTTGGAGGAGCACCAGGCCCGGTTCATCGGCCAGGGTGCGCGCACCGGCGGCGTGCTCGCCACCGACCAGAAATTCGCCAGCAAGGAAGTCCGCGAACAGCTTCGCGAGGAATGGCAGCGGTTGCAGGGCGGTCCACGCAACAGCGGCGCGACGGCGATCCTGGAGCAGGGGCTGAAATGGCAGCCGCTGGGACTGACGATGGTGGACAGCCAGTTCATCGAATCCCGGAATTTCCAGATTCGCGACGTGGCGCGCGCGTTCGACGTGCCGCCCTACAAGCTGGCCATCGAGGGCGAGAATGAAGGCCCGGCGATGGTGCCGATGGGTCAACAGTACCTCAATGGTCCGATCAGCGGCTACTGCGAGCGGTGGAAGGCCAAGGGGGAGAAGTTTTTCGGCCTCGATGGCGACGATCTCTTTCTCGACTGGGATTACGGGCACTTTCTGAAGGCGGACCTGCTGTCGCGGTTCACGGCGTACCGGCAAGCGGTCGGCGGTCCGTGGATGGAGGTCAACGAAGCGCGCCGGGCTGAAGGGATGTCGGAGGTTCCGCATGGCGACGTCGTGCTTCAGGCCACGAACATGGCGCCGCTCGGATGGGTGCCGTCCGGACTTGGCGGAACTGGTGGTCCGGGCAGCGATCAGACGGGCGTCCCGGGC